CTCATAGATTACCACGACATAGCAAACTACGTAGCTCACAACTTCCAGAAATACGGCTGGATGTACTCAAACATTTACTACGACAGCTACTCAGCACAATACCTAGTAAACGAGCTTGAGTCATTAGGCTACGCAAAGGATCACTGCTTAATTGCAGCAAGGCAAGGGTACAAAACGCTATCAAGCCCGATGCAGTTATTAGAAGCACACCTTAAAAACAAAACGCTAGTCTACCAGAACAACCCAGTAACACGCTGGTGCATTTCAAACGTAGAACTAGAACAAGACAGAAACGGAAACATGATGCCGTCAAAGAGATCAGATAAAAGAACAAGAAAAATCGACGGCTTCTCAGTAATACTAAACACTTACATTGGGGTAGAAAAAAACCTAAACTACTACTTAGAATAAGGAGGTCAAAAATGTGGGATTTTGGTCACGATTAATCGGAAAGAAAAAAGATATTAAAAAAGCAGAAAAGAGGATGGGGTTGGTCGACTTTTTAATGGCAAATTTTAGTGGGAAATACTCAGCCGAAATGAACTCAACCTACGTGTCGCTGTGCAACACACACGCAAAGCACTTCTCGAAAATTAAGCCACAAGTTTATTTGAAAGACGAGCCAGCGAACAAGCACAAGTACCTAAACACGATCCTCAGTTTAAGACCAAACGAGCTAATGTCAGCTTCACAATTTTGGGAAATGGTCGCTAAAGATTACTTCATGCAAAACCTAGCATTAATCTTTATCGAGTGGGATTACACGAAACTGCAGATCCCAATTAAACGATTATACCCATTACAAATTGACGCAAATCAAGTGAAAGTGGCAGAAAGCGAAAGCGGCGATTTTGTAGTTCAGTTTTTATTAGACGGCGAAACAATGTACGCAACCACAGACGACCTAATAATACTGACACGAAACTCAGATCCGAAATTTTTATTTGGAAAGCTCGACAAATCGATAGACACAGTGCTAAAGGTACTGCAAACAAACTACGAGGGGATCGAGCAAGCGATCAAGACGAGTGCATACTTAAGATTTATCGTCCAGTCGGCAACACCGCTAACTGACGACACGAAAAAACAAAAGGCGAAAAGATTTGCGGAGGATTATCTAGGAAGCGAGGCAACGGGGGTTGCTTACGTGGACGCAGCACAAGACATAATCCAAGTTAACAACAGCCAAAAGTATGTGCAAAAAGAGGAAATGGAATTCTTTGAAAAGCAGCTATACCAATACTTAGGAGGAAACGAAAAAATCCTAACAGCGACTTATAGCGAGGACGAGTGGCAATCATACTACGAGTCAACAATTGAGCCGCTAGTAATTAAGCTGCAAGACGAGCTAAACTATAAACTTTTTACACCACGAGAACGTGAGGAGGGCAACCACGTAGTAATCGACAGCAACAGATTACAAACAGCTAGCTTAACAACCAGGATAGCGATAGCTGACAGACTTTTAAAATTACCAGTTGTTGTGCCGAATGTTATTAACGATTTATTATTTGTACCGCGAAGTGAAGGCGGTAGCGAGGAATATAGTTTCTTAAACTATGTACAAACGAAGGATCAAACTGAATACCAGGTTGGTTATGAGAAAAAAGTAAAGACAGAAACCGAACCTGCAGCTGAAGAAGGAGGTAATGAAGATGATTCAACCGAAGAAGAATAAAATGTATGAAAAGAATGATTATAGGCATTTAGGAAGAATTAGGGTACTTGAAAGAAGCGAGTATCAAACTGAAGATAATCAGGATGAACGAATGATAGTTGAGGGTAAAGCTATCACATACGATGATCCAACTGTTTTATTTGAATGGGATGGAATCGAGTATAAAGAAGTTATTGAAAAAGGTGCGTTTTTTGGAGCGGATTTAAAGGATGCGTTTTTCAAATATAATCACACCGATTCAATTATGGCGATGGCTCGTTTTAAAAACGGTACATTACAATTTGATGAACGCGATGATGGCGTTTATATTAGAGCGGAACTAGCTAATACTACTGCGGGCCGCGATTTATATGAGCTTATTAAAAGAGGTGACATTGATAAGATGTCGTTTGCTTTTAGTATAGAAAAAGAAAGATATGATGAGTTAAACACGACTTGGTACGTTGAAAAAATCAAAAAGATTTGGGATGTAGCAGCTGTACCAGTACCAGCTTATGAAAATACTCAGATTTTCGCGCGTAGGCTTGATGAGGTGGAGGCCTTAAGAGCAAAAGAGGTGGAGGCCTTAAACGCTAAGAAAAACGATTTGGAGAAACGAACTGAGTTAAGAACACAAGCTAAAGAAAAAATTGACTCATTAAAGAAAATGTTTTAATAGGAGGAAATAAAACGTGAAAAGAACTAATAAAGAAATTCGTGCAAGAATTTTAGAAATCCAAGGTAGATTAGAAGTTATTGAACAAGAAACAAATAACGAAGAAGCTACAGCTGAACAATTGGCAGAATTAACTGAAGAAGTAGAAAAACTTCAAGAAGAAATGGAAAAACTGCAAGAAGAATCAAGAAATTTATTAAAAAAATCATTTGAAAGAGGAAAAGAGGTAAAAATTGAAATGGAAAATTCAAAAATCGAAGCATTAAAAGAAAGAGGCGAAGCCTACAAACAAAAAAGAGCAATCCAACTTGCTGATTTAGATATCTTAAAACCAAAACACACAAGCGAAACATTAAACCCAGCATTTGAAAGCGTAAGCGGACTAGCAGACCGAGTACTAATCACAAACGTAAACGGCGGCGAAACTTACGAAAAAGGCTATGTGAAAGAATACGCACTAGGTAAAGAAACTGCAGAGGGCGTCCTTTACACAGACACAGAGCCAACATTTGCATACGCAACAATTACAAAGGTAAAATTAACAGCTTACACTGAAGTATCAGAGGAATTAATCAAACTAGCACCAGAAGCATACGCAGTCGAAGTAGAAAGAAATCTAGGAATTGCGATCCGCAGAAAACTAGTCCAAGAAATCCTAGCTGGTCAAGGCGGAGCTGGACACTTTACTGGTATTTTTGGATCACCATCAGCGATCACTGCAGCAAACGACATCGAGATCACTGCAATTGACGAAAACACACTAAACAGAATCGTCCTAGCTTATGGATCAGACGAGGAAGTAACTGATGGCGTTTTAATTTTATCAAAAGCGACACTTTTGGATTTTTCAAAAGTTAGAGGAACACAAGATAAAAAACCAGTTTATAACATCGACTTTAATGCAAGAACAATCAATGGCGTGCCATACATTATCACAAGCCACCTAAAAGGAATTGCAGAAGCAGAAGCTGGTAACTTTTTAATGGCATACGGAGCTCCAACCAACTATGAGGTTGCAGTTTTCTCACCAGTAGAAGCACAAAGATCAGACGATTACAAGTTTAAAAACGGACAAATAGCATACAAAGCAAGCGGCTTCTTCGGTGGTAACGTAACAGTGGCTGAGGGGTTTGTAAGAGTTAAGAAAGGTGCGAAAGGTGCGTAAACACCACTAAACCAACAAAACCAAGCCAAAATGGACTTTTAATCGAAATAACGAGCAAAAGGACATCCTAAACAATAAAACAGCGAAATAAACGAAAATAGGAGGTAGCGAAAAAATGCAAAAACTAATACTAACGATAGACGAGGTAAGGGCGGCTTTATACTTAGATGCCGATTTCAACTCCGACAGATTAAAGAGGTACAGCGAATACGCTACCTCGTTTATTAAGCAAGCAACTGGCTACGACTTTGCGAACGTTCCAGAGGGGGAGGAAATCGAGCCGTTAGCAAAACAGCTCGCAGAAATGTACGTCAAACAAGTTCATTTTGAAAACACAGCCTACTCAAAGGAACACGACTACACAATCGGAATCGGAATGCTAGTCGAAAGATTACAAGACATAGCGATAAACAAAGTAGAAAACGTAGTCGATCACGAAAGCGACGGGTGGATTTATGAGTAGTTACAAATACCGAATCAAAGATAAAAAAATAAAAATTTATTTTGAACAAGAAACAGAAACGGGAACAATTAAACACTACATCCACCCAGAAAACGTAAGCCTTAATGCATACGTTAGACAATTGAGTGCAAGCGAACAAAACGCAGCAAACGCACTACAAGACCGCAGTGATATAGAATTTGTGATCAACAAAAGAGAGATCAAGCCCGACATGTTCGTCGAGTTTAAAGGCAAGACTTACCAAATGAGCTCTCCAGATAATTACATGTTTTATGAAACTGAGGTAAAATTTAGGGCTTTTGAAATAAGCAACAAGCACTACGTTGGCGAAGTCTACGAGGGGTGGTAAAATGAAAGTAACTGAAGCAATCGAACTAGCAAACGAATTAATCGAAGCAGCACTAGTCCAAGCTGGGCTAGTCAAAGGACAATACAAACAAGAACAAGAAATAGCTGCAGAACAAAGGGTAATGTTTTGGGAATTTTCAGTAACCTCAAAAACAGCCAGCGAAAAAGAAACCTACGTAACCTATGAAATCTACGAAACAGAGCCAGTAATTTACTACGACGGAATGGATCCAATAAGAAAAGCTAAAGCAGTAATCGGAATCTACTCAAGAAGCAGAAACACCCGAGAAACACAAACAGCGATCAATACATCATTCCTAGAAAATGGGTGGACATTTGAATTAGACTCAAGAGGTTACGATTTCAGTGGGCAACTTTTCTATCACAACTACGTGGTGGAAAGAATGATCGATAACACCACAGATCAAGAGTAGGTGGTAAAGTGTCAAAAGCAACACAAAAAAACATGACACGAGAGGTCGATAAAATCCTAAGACAATACGCTGGAAAAGCAAATAAGGTAATTCAAGAAGCGGTCGAACGATACGGCGAGGAGGTCAAAAAAAGAATGATCCAAGCCTCACCATACGGGACAAGACCAACAACAGATCGACGCTTTAAAGACTCGTGGGTAATAGCAATTTATAACAACCAAGTCTACGTCGGAAACGAAAAGACATGGAAATACGGAAAAGCAAATCCACCAGCGATCAACATGATGGAAAACACACAGCAGCACAAACACTATAGGTTTTTATCGAGAAATTGGGACGCAATACGTCCAGAAATAGAACGCAAACTAATTCAAGATTTAAAAAGCCGATTATAAGGAGGAATTAAAATGGCGAAAACAAAACTAGTAAAATTTAACATTAAAAATGTGAAATACGCAATGCCAACAACTAACGGCTGGGGTGCAGTTGCAGACTTAGCATACGCAACAGCGATCAGTTTGGAAGCAGACTACGACGAACAAAGAATCTACGGCGACGGGCAAGTAATTGGAACTTTACCAGACGACAAAGGACTGACGGGAACTTTATCAGTGGTAGGATTAAACAAAGACTATGAAATCGCATGCGGCAGAGCAATGGAAATCGAATCGGGACTAGCTGACGTGGAAACGAAAAAGGCAATCCCGCACGCTTTATACTTTGAAGTCGACGGATTAGACGACGGGGTAGTCAAAACATACAAAACGTGGCTAATAGGCGTTATCACTGGAAAAGCAAGTGAATCATACACCCAAACTGAAGCAGATCCAACAATCAGTGGCTATGATCACGCACTAACAGTGCTAGGAACAAACCTAAAAACAGCATCTGGAACTGGCGACTACACAGACGCAAACGGAAACACAATAAAAGTGTTTAAAGTAAGTGCAGCACCATCAGACACTGACTACGCAACATTTGGCAATTCAGTGCCAGCAATTAAAGCTAAAAATCTACCATAATAAGTAGAAACTAAAAAAAACAATAGGAGGAATTAAAAGTGAGAATTAATCTACCAATTATAAAAGAAAGATACTATGACGGCGACGGGAAGCTAGTAGTGGAAAGAGGCGAACTACCAGTAACAATTGACGCATCGATGTTGGCACATTTAAAGTGGGAGGAACACTTTGAAAAGCAGCTAGGTGTTAACTTAACAGAATACACAGAACGAGTAAGTAAGTGGGTACATAACCCAGAGGAAGCCAAGCTGCACTTTTTGAGTTTATTAAAGTGGTTATACTGCTACGTGAACTCAGACGCACTGCCAACGTTTATCGATTTTGTGAAACTTTTTCAAGTCGAGGTCATGGAGGAATCAATCAAGAAAATCGCTGACGTTTTAAGCGAGATAATGAAATACGCATCAAAAAACTAGAAAGGCGTGTTGCTTATTTATACAAGCTTTATGAAATAGCAAAGATAAAGCAAACCAAAAAAGAAAGTGACACGCCAACCTCAAGCGTTCTCGGAGTCATTAAAAAAGGGTTAATGTACAACATAGACTACCAGCTAATGACACGACTAAACTACATCGACCTTAAAGCTTTAATTATCGAATACGACATAGAAAACCTAGAAAAGTACCTAAGACAAAAAAGACAGATCACACAAGATCAACTCGGTGTCGAGGTAAGAGAAGCAACGGACGAGGACGTCAAAAAATACTTTGCGAAATAGGGGTGTGAGAAATGGCAAAGCCAAAAGGGATAACCATTGGTATCGGTGCAGACGCATCGGAATTTAAAAAAGAAATAAAAGAAATTGGTAAAGGTTTGTCCCAAACACAAAAGGACGTAAACCAACTAGCTCGAGGCTTAAAATTAGAGTTTGATAATAACTCGTTTTTAAGAGCTCAAAAATTAACCCAGCAAGCGATAGAACAAACGGAAACCAAAGCAAAGAAACTACGAGAGAGGATCCAAGAGTTAGAACAAGCTGGACAAATGGATACCACTCACTACAAATGGGTACAATCAGAGCTAGTAAAAACCGACACCCAAGCAAAAAGACTAAAGCAAACACTAGAGGAAATAAACCAAACCAAGATCAACAACATCGGTAAAAACTTGCAAGATTTAGGTGGTAGTTTAGAAAAGGCTGGTCGAGCTTTAGCACCAGTATCTGCAGCAGCAGCTGGAGTAGTCGCTGGACTAGGAGCAGCGGGAAAAAGTGCTGTAGATGCAGGAACAGAAATCAAAAAGCTAAGCGATCAATTAGGTTTGTCAGCAGAGGAAATGCAGCGTTGGCAATACGTAGCAAAACAAACGAACGTAGAACAAACGCACCTAGTAAATGCATTTAAAAAAACTCAGCTCGGATTAGCTCAAATGACAAAAGGCGAGGTAAGCAACGCAACCAAAGCACTAGGTCAATTAGGAATTGGAATGGAACAAGCAGCTAGAGGAATGGAAGCTAACATCGACATTGTAATCGGACGCTTAGCAAACATGCAAGATCCATTGCAGCGAGTAGCAATAGCCACTCAACTATTCGGGGACGACGTAGCCGCCAATTTAATACCAATGCTAAAGGGAGGAACGGAAAGCCTCGAATCGCTAACTAAAGAATTTAAAGCGTTGGGTTATTTAACCAACAATCAGATAAACAACCTAAGTGGTTTCAACAACGAGATCACAAGAACAAAAACAGCACTAGCAAATCTAAAGAACGAGCTAGGAGCAGCAATGCTACCAGTTATGGAAACATTTGCGGACATCCTAAACAACAAGATAATCCCAGCCATGAAACAAGTAGTCGACTGGTTTGCGGGTTTATCAGACGGAACTAAAACAATGATAGTAACAATCCTAGCGGCAACTGCAGCACTAGCTCCACTTTTAATGTTAGGAGGAAAACTACTAACGGGACTAGGATCATTAAAGGCAAGTCTAGCTGGATTAAAAACAGCACTAGCTGGATTAATGGCAAACCCGATCGTTGCAATTGTCGCAGTGATCTCCGCACTTTTAGTGCTACTTTACAGCAAAAATGAAGCGTTCCGTAATTCAGTAAATAACCTAGTTCAAACACTAGGATCAGCACTGCAACCAATCCTAGAGGTGCTAGGGGTTTTATTAAAAGAAATCCTTAAAGCAATAGATCCTATTATTCAAGTGCTAGGAAACGTGCTAGCACCAGTGATCGATTTATTAAATGCTTCTTTAGGTTTTCAAACAAAGATAATGGCAGAACAAGCAAAACTGATCGGCGGCGTTTTAGTTCCAGTGGTAAAACTGCTAGGGGGAGCTTTTGAGTTTGTAGGAAAGATAGTGGAAAAAGTTTTCATGAAAATCATGGCAACAATCGAAAGCGTAATCAATTGGGTAATAGACAAAGTAAACTGGCTAATAGAAAAGCTAAACGCAGTGGTCGAATTTTTTGGAGGAACGGGACTAAAGACAATTGAAAAAATCGACATCACTGGTAAGACCATAGAAAAGACAACTGAAAATCTAGGAAACACCACGAACGAGGTAGTAAACTACGGAGGAACAACGGGAACGTACGATAACAGAATCTACAACACCGACAACTCAACAAAGAACATAACACTAGAGTTAGTAGTTAATAACTACGGCGAGCCAGTGGATCCAGACGAACTAATGAACGAGATCAACAGACGACTAGCGGAGGCGATGTAACATGGCAACAATTAGAGAACTGAAAATTTATGAGCATTTTACAAACACTTTAATAGTTAACTTAAACGAATACCACGTAGCCGACGTGAAAGGTTTTGGATTTTCAAAAGAGAACGAAAGCTACTACAGAAGCAGCCCGAAGTTTAATGATTTAGAAATGACGCTGCATTTAGGAATAGACGCAAACGCATACAAACAATACGATGAG